TTATTATGCTGTTAATGTTGCTGTTTCTGCTGCATTAGATAAGTTAGAAATACAAAATAAACAAATTGATTTGATGATCGATATTTTAAAGAAAGATATAAAATGAAAAAAATCGTTGATGATTGGTATAGCTTAAAAGAAGTAGCTGCTTTGTTAGGTATTACAGTTAACACGTTACATCGTAAATTAGCTATACTTAAATATAAAAAACCAGATGATAAAGATATTCCTATTAATGATAATGAAAAATATCGGTTGCCGGGAGATCGTAGAATATGGAAAAAAAGCACAATTGATAATTATTTAAAGAAGGAATTAAAAAATGATAACTAAACAAGAATTACAAGAATTATTGGACAATGTTGATGAAAATAAATTAAATTCAACTAAAATGGGATCAATTATGATTAACTGTGCTTGTACTGCTGAAGGTATAAAAAGTATTTTACACTATTGTCAAAGAGAGCTAACTTTACATGATGAATTAACAAAAATGGGTTATGGACTCTATAGCGTAATTGATAATTATTATTATAATGAAAAAAATAAAAATACCGTACATATTTATGTAGATAAGATAAGTTTCTATAAAAGTATATATAGAACACCAAGCAGTGATCTTTTTTATGAAAAATATACTAATAAGCAAATAATTACGTGGATTAAAAATATGGAAAATTTAGTTAATATGGAGAGTAAAAATGGCTGATCAACCTAAAAGAAGACTCAATATGAGTATTAAAAAAGGAGCTGGTTATATTAATATTGGCAGCGTTGCTACTTGGGATGATGTAAAATATCGATGGTCAATTAAAATTGATAGTTTACGGGAATTATTAACATTATTTGATGCTGGTCACATTGAAGCTAAAAATGGTTATCTAGGTGGTAATTGTAGTGAATTTGGTCAAGTTAAATCTGTGCAAATGGAATTACCAAATATATCAAAAACAAATAAAAATAATGTTAATTCTGATAATATACCATTTTAAATAATTTTTAAGGAGTATAGACCATGGATAAGTTAGACTGTTGGATGTTATGGGCATTGTTAGGAATATCAGGCGCATTATATGTATGGTTCAATTTTAAACGATGGTCTGCTCAAAAAAGATTAAATAATTTAAAGGATTAAATATGAATAAATTAGTAACATATAATGAAATCATGAAGGAATTCCCATGTTATGATCCCATAGAAATAGGAATGCCAATAGATTATGAAGACACAATACTTAACTTTATTAATGAATATAGACATAAAGTTAAAAAACTAAATGATATATTCTGGGTAATTGGAGATCTTGATTTGCTTACTAAAGAACAGTATCAATGGTTTGCATTAGGATCTGCTAAAATGATACAACACCTTATAAAAGATGAAAGTAGTATTAAAGCTTTGAAAATTGTAGAATCTTACTTAAATGGTAATGCAACAAAAAAAGAGTTAGAAATATTTTATGATAATGCTTATGCTATTTATATTGCTAGTGACGTTAATGATAATAACTTTCCTGGTACTGTTTTTGCTGCTGTTTCTGCTGCTTTTAATGCTAATATTCTTGATTATAATTTTCTTTATGTTGCTTCTGCTTCTGCTAATGCTAAATTAAAGATACAAAACAAACAAATTGATTTGATTATTGATATTTTGAAAACTAAATAATTATTTTTTAAGGGGATAAAAATGATATTAGAACTATTAAAATTAATTACAATTACTTTATTAATGGGAATTTTAACTACTGGATGTATGGGAGATAACATCAGTAGTAGCATTGATAAAAATAATCAGCAATTAGAGAATCTACAAAAAACTATTGATAAATTTAGTGAAGGCTTAGATAAACTTGATACATTTAATTTAGGAAATGATATAACTAAATTAACTATAGAACTTAAAGAAATTGCAGACACTATTAAACAATTAACGCCAAAACAGCAGCAAATATATTTAAATAATATGGAACCTAAAATTAGAAAATTAATTAAAAAGGAAATAGAATATGCCAATTAAATTATTAATTATTATTGGAAGTATATTAGCATCATTAGCTATAATATATAATATTGGATATCATTCAGGCAAAAACGATATGCAAAATGTATATTTAAAACAATTATCTGGAATTTCCGGACAGTTGAAACAACAAGAATTAGCTACTCAAGATGCTAATATGAAACTTGCTGAAGCGTTAAATAAAAAACAAATAGTTACTGAGATTAAATATAAAACTCTTTATAAAGATAGGATACAATATGTTAAAGAAAACCCTGACATTAATGTTAATGTCTCTACTTGGTGGGTGCTCTACCTCAATGCAGCCTTTGGTAACACCGATATGCCAGATGCCGGATATACCGACAGAGTTATTGCAGCCAACCCCACCATTGCAATTGATAGAATTGCCGACCAAGTAATTTTTAATACACAACTATATTATGATTGCAAAAATAAGCTTGATGCATGGCAAAAATGGTATTTAATAAATTATGAATTAAGGAAAAAATAATGATAATTAAATTTTTTAAATGGTTATTTTATTACTGTAAACATGAATATGTCGGAAAAGATTCCTTTGATAAATAAATTTAATGAATATATAAATATTAGCGCTAAGGAATTATTGGTATGTAATGATTATAAAACATTTTGGCATAATAAAGTTACTGAATTATATAATTTAATTTATGGGAATAAAGGAATAATCAAATGAAACATAATACATTTGGCTGGGATATAGCCTCTAAATATTTAAAAAGAGGTAAACATATATATAATGATGATAAAGAAATATATATGTTATCTAACGGTAAATTAAGATATTTTGAAAAAGACAAAATAAGGATGATAACTATTAATCAATGGGGAAGGGGTGTATGTAAATATGATTATATATTTGGAGCACCACCAAAATTTATTAGTGAAGATAGTTATTATGGACATGATTTTATATTAACTAAAGAAGATTTATTATCAACTAATTATCATTATATTGAAGGATAAGCAAATGAATTATTATGAATCTGGACAACAAAAATTATTATTTCAATGGGCTAAATTACAAGAAAAAAAATATCCTGAATTATATTGGCTTAATAGTAGTGGGAATGGTCAACACATTGCTAATGTAGCATCACGTAATTTGGCCACCGCATTGGGTCGCAAACGAGGTTATCCTGATATTAATTTGCCTGTCCCTAATAAAACTTATATTGGGTTATATATTGAAATGAAAATTAAGCCTAAAAAGCCTACTACAGAACAAATTAAATGGCTTGAAGGATTGAAACAACTAAGACATTATACATGCGTTTGTTATTCATATGAAGAAGCAAAAAATGTTATAATGGCGTATATTTTAAATAAGGAATAAAATGAATAAAAATAATGCTTTAATAGATGCAATAAAACATGATAAATCAATTGTGTTTATAAAATCTCTTATTGATTCAGGAATTAATATTGATGAATATGGAGATGCGAAAATAACAGCATTGATGTGGGCTGTTATGAATAAAAATATTCCTGTAATTCAATTGCTTATGGATAAAAATGCTAATGTAAATCTTCAAGATTTCCGCGGTGTAACTGCACTAATGGAATCAATAGATCATAATAATAACGAGATATTTTTGTTATTAATTAATCCAAATGTAGACTTAACAATTGCAGACCAATATGGATATACGCTTGTGCATTGGGCTATATTACATAATGCTATTAATATTTTACAAGAATTAATTAATAGAAAAGCTAATTTAATAATTAAAAATATTGAGGGTTATACTCCTTTAATGTTTGCTAAAGCATATGAAAGAACAGATTGTATTAAATTATTAGAAAATTCAGGAGTTACAGAATGATTAATAAATTAGATCAAAATGGAATTGACTTTTTATGTCAAGAAGAAGGTTTTAGAAGTAAACCTTATTTATGCCCAGCCAATAGATGGACAATCGGTATAGGTACGACGATTTTACCTGATGGTATTCACGTAAATTCCAATACTCCAGCAGTTACAAAAGAAATTGCATTGCAATATGTTAATGATTATTTAGAGCAAATATATAAATGGTTATATAATAATCTCACATGGCAACCAAATCAAAATCAATTTAATGCATTATGTAGTTTTTTGTATAATTTAGGAATAGGAAATCATTTAAATGCATGTCCACATACTAAACAAGCTATTATTAATGGAGATATACCAAATATCATAACAGGCATTATGTCAGTAAACAATAATGGTTTATTAACAAATAGAAGGAAACAAGAAATTGCAATGTTCAATAGCATTTAAAATAACTTAATCAATTTTATAAGCTTAAACTTGATTAAGAATTATTATAATCAAGTTTATTAGCTTAAATTAACATAAACTATTTTTTTTCTTTTATCCATGCCAGTATAAAACTAATTATAACTGGCAATGAAGTTATTAATAAATCAGTTGTTCTTGAATTATCAAGGCAATTATGTATTAAAATATAAATATCATTTTTAAACATAAAACCAAATATCAATAATCCAATAGCTATCCAAGTTGAGCGTTCATGAATACCATTGTTTAAAAAAGTATTTGGAGTATGGAAAAAATCTTTTATTTTTTGAAACATAATTGCCTCCTAACTATTTATTGGCAGCAATGCAATTCATATTAAAATTAAATGTTTTAATACCAAATACATCACCAAATAAGCACAATTTTACAATGAAAAAGTAATAACTAGCAATAGATAAATCTAATATGGTATAACCAAAATTAGCAGAAGTTGGCTCATTAACAAATATATTAATCATTAATATTACAAAATATGAATTTAATAATAATAATAAACTTGTTGCAGCAAAAAATAACTTAGATTTTTGTGGAACTAAAGCTATTAAAAAATAAGCCATATAACATAAAGAAATTAAAGCAACTGAATTACCCAACCAATTGTGCACCCAATCGATACTAGTTGATGAACCTTGTGAAAGTAAAATCCATCTTAGTATACCATACCAACACATTAACAACATTGTAGAAGTTTTTAAATAATTATTCATTAGCATGTTTAGAAGCCTTTTTAACATTATATTGCCTTTTCAAATTAAGAGTGAACAGTTTATTTTTAAGATCTACCACTATCTCTCTTGTAATCAATACAAGCAAGATAATCGGTATTATAACTAAAAATAACAAGTGATAGGCGACATAATTTAATTTATTTAATATTATCGTTAAAATACTATTATCATATTGCATAATTTATCCAAAATATCAATAAGTTACTACTATATATCCACCAGCTGTCCAACCACCTGTAGGAATAGATTTAACTTTAAACTGAGTTAATATACCCCATGCAGGACCAGCAGCTGAAGGAATTTGACTTTGAAATGTACCATCGTTCATTGCATAAATGCTAGACCCTACAAGTGGATAAGCGCCACTTTCATTTGCTTTAGCTAAATAAATAGCTGTATCACCATTGTAAACTACATATAAAGTAGTCCCAGCAGTCGCAGTTACAGGCAAAGTAGGTAATACAATTAAATTTAATAAACTTATTTGCACTACACCTGCAAAAAACACAGACATATTATTTGTTTGAATAAATTTATTACTTTGTCCAGAAACAAAAAAAGCTGCATTACCAACTTTCATTGAATAATCTGATGTACCAGTTAAATAAGCCATAATAACTCCTTTATATTATCCAGAATAACCAATTACATGACGTCCATATGCTACCATTACATTCGAAGGCACAGTTTCATTACCTAAAGCACCTGATGTATTAATCCCTGCAGACATTATAGTTCCATCTTGGAATAACATTATTAATCCTTGATCAACACCATTTAATCCACTAGCTTTAATGTCTATAATTGGAACTCCTTTAGTTCCAGCAATTGCAGACAAAAATGCAGTTGTTGTAGAAGAATTTGGATTACTTGTTTGCCCTTCTTGATAACGTCCTGCGGCCCATACAGTACCGGTATTATCTAAAACAACACAAGTATTATAACCTCCATTTGCAGTACCCATCATTAATACTTTTGGTTGTATTCCTGCGGTACCAATTATCATTTTTCCTTGAAATCCAGCATTAGTTAGTTGAGTAGTATTAGTAAAAGATGTATGTGCTGAATTATTTGTACTACCATCACCAAAACAAGCATCATTATTATTACCAGAGAAATATAAAATTCCTGCTGTATCAATAATTATTGAACATCCGCCGTTATATGTTTCATAAGCATATATAGCAGAAATATTAGTTTTATTTAATGATTCTCTAACAAAACTAGAAGAAGAAGTAGTATTGCCTGTTGCTAATTGACCAGTAGAATTATTTCCTGAAGCCCATGAGCTTCCGTCTGAACGTAATACCCGAGTGAAATTATTTGCACCGCTTGATGAAGTGTATTCACTAGCAGCCCAAACATCAGTTACATTAGTAAATCCAGATATCGCAATTGGAACTGATGAATTGGTATTAGCTACTCCACTTCCAAGTGGGTTACAAGTAGGGGTTGTGCCTTGCGCGCCATATCCCCATGTGTATAATTGTCCAGTTGAATCAATAGCACCTACATGAATCGCCCCATTACCACTAACAGAAATTTTAGTAATAATTTTACCAGAAATTACAGTATTGATTAAAGTAGCTGTATTAGTGGAAGTGGTATTCCCAATACCTAATTGACCCCAAGAATTGTCCCCAAATGAGTAAACTGCCCCGGTTGAAGATATACAAAAGAAACTATTAGATGTTGCATTTCCTTTATTGGTAGAACAATAAACTTTAGATATCGTTATTCCAGTTAACCCAGAAACAAGGGTAGCTATAGGCTGGAAAGCACCTGCAATTGTATTATATCCCCAAAAAAACACTCTTCCATCATTAGTTAAAGCAATTGCCGAATCATAACTATATGCTACATCTGACCAACCTGCAATTGCTGCTCCAGAATTATTAATTGGTACAATAGTTGGTATTGTACAATTAGCAGTTGCATTGGTTGAACTACCAGAACCGGTATAATATCCCATTTGCCATAATTGATTTTTAGCAATAAATACTATCCCACGACAACTTGTTCCAGTTACATTTTTAGCAAACTGAGGAGCAGTATTACCACTAATTACAACTGGAGTAGTTCCAATTTGATGAATATTAATTACTGGGTATATTCCTCTACTTCCATCTCCTAAACTGCCTGAGGAAGTTATTGGCCCAACTACTTTTAATTGAATTTGCGTATTTTGAGTAAATGTAATTGGAAATCTTAATGGATTTGCATATACATTAGATTGATAAATTAATATAGTTTGACCGAAATAACTTCCCGTTGTAACATTATACCATTGCACACTTAAATTAGCTCCAGAACTAACTACTAAAGGATTGAATTCTAACCAATAAGTTTTACCACCGATTAAAGTTGCTGTAGTTCCATCAAAAGTAATATTGCTACCTGATAAAGTATTACCAAAAGATAAAGTTTGCCCTACAGTATTAAGTGTTTGAGTAGTAGTTGCAAAAGCTGATAAATAGCTAGTAGTATTAACAACATTTGTTGGAGTAGATATTTGTTCAATATATGCATTTCCGAATCTTGATGATCCCATAGTCCCAATTATAGTAGTATTACTTACTTGTGTTAAATTTAATTGCACTGTAGTATTTACTGATGGTGTGATTATAGCAACTGCATTTGGATTAGAACCACTACCATAAGTACCATTATCCGAAATTACTAAACATGAATTTCCAGTTGTAATATATGATGAAGTAGTTACATTATACCATTGGGCTGATATAACTGCCGCTGTTCCATCAATTTCCCCAGGTGTTGCAGATAATCTATAAGTATTACCAGCTTGTAATAAAAATTGTCCATTAGACAATTGTTGAATATTTGTACCATAACTTTGCAATGGTGCAGTTCCAGGATTATTATTATATAAAATTGGACTCCCATTCGCAATTCCTGTAGTTTGTTGTACTACATATGATTGTAGATATGATTTAGTCCCTGTACCACCAGAATTACGGTTATCAGCTGATATAAATGCATTACTTGCACCATTTGAAGTTATTTCTATTGAATCATTTTGAGCATATAAATAAACTACTGAAGTTAACTCTATAGTTTGACTTCCAGATGGAACTATTGATACGGTATAATTCGTATTATTATCGATTCTTTTTACTATAATTTGTTGTGTAGTGTTACTATTTGACACCGCTGGCAATGTAACTACAACATTATTTGTTGCATTTACTAAAGCCATTATTTGCCAGCCTGGTAAAGTTAAAGAAGTATTTACATTTAATAATGTATAAGCACCACCACTAAGAGTATATATACTCCAGCTAGATGTAGAACTACTATATTGATAAACAGTACCATTAATTAAAGAAGCAATATCATTATTATTTGGCGTATAAAATCCCCATGCTGAACCATTCCAAGTCGCAATTGCATTATTTTGCCCAGCCCATGCACCAGTTCCTGTTGGTTGCACTATATATGTATCATTAACATTTGGACTAGTTGGAGGAGCACTTTGATAAGCAATAGCATTATAAGAGATAGAAGATGCAGGTGGTTGTAATTTTAAACTTCCATCACTAGTTTGTCTAACAATTGGACTAAAAGTTCCAGTTGCTTGAGTAGAAGGGATAATTAAAGAATTATTAAATGTAGAAGTTCCAGCAAAGGTATTATTACCAGTAAATGCATTATTATTAGCTTGATAAACATCTCCAGATCCTGGAATACTATTATAACAAATAATAAAATTACAATATGCATTTTTTCCTCTAGTTTCATTACCACCTGTTGCTCCAGTGTTTGTAGAAGTATTTGTATAGCCATAATTGCTAGCACTTCCGGTACCCCCTTGTGCTTGCGTAGATAATGCGCTACCTTGGTTATAAGTATGAGTATGGCTTGCAAATGCGTCTACTTGTACTGATCCTATCTGATTACCCGTATTACCGCCAGAATTCATTGCAGTACGTGTTGCTTTATCAGGATCCCTACCTGCGGTACCATCTACCCCTCTTAAATAATATCCACGCAAGTCGGGTACATTAAAAGTAGTTGAACCATCTCCAGCACCATAACTTGTCCCAATTACGGCAAATAAAGAAGGATAGCCAGTCCTAGAATAAGTAGTACCATCACAAAGTAAAAATCCACTTGGTACCGTAGAACCAGAATATGAATATATAAATCCAATTGTAACATTTGTACTTGTATTACCAATTGGGTAAGGTGCTCCAATATTAGTTACAGCTGCGCCATTATTATGAGTTGCTGCAGTTGATCCATTACTTCCTCTAGTTAATCCTGTAAATGTAGTCGCAGTTTTACCAGTATAACTAATGGCTTCATTATCAATGTATATAACTCCACTAGAAGGAAAAGCAGCTGTACTATTAACAATAGCAGTTGTATCTGTTGCTAACATACTAGCCGTTAAATTTGTAAATAAATTTACTGGGAAATTTACAGGTTGAGTTTTAAGAATGTCAGAATTATCTATTCCTAAAAGATTAAAATTACCTAAAGTAGCTACTGGCAAATTATTTAAATTAACTGTTGAATTAAAAGTCTCAGTACCTTGATGTGTGTTATTACCTGTAGTTGTATTATTATTTGCAAGGTACATATCTCCATTTCCCGCAGGAGTATTCCAAACAATTATATAATTTGCATATAAATTCTTAGGTCTAGTTTCACTGCCACCAGTTGCACCTGTATTTATTGATTGGTCTGTAGAATATGGAGAAGTAGTTAAACCGGGATTTGCTCCACCTGGATTATAACTATGATTTGTATAAGTATGAGTATGGCTTGCAAAATTATCAGCTTGTAATGAACCAATTTGATTACCTGTATTACCACCTGTATTACTCGCAATACGAGATGCTGCGTCTGGATCATTGGTTGAGGTTCCAGATATACCACGGATAAATCTACCTCTTAAGTCAGGAACATTAAAAGTGGTTGAACCATCTCCAGCACCATAGGCAGTACCAATTACGGCAAATAATCCTGGATAAGTAGACCTAGAATAAGCGGTTCCATCACAAATAAATGTACCATATGGTGCTGTAGATCCAGCATATGCATAAATATTTCCAATAGTTGTACTTGCACCAGTACCTAAATTTGGATAAGGCAATCCTAAATTAGTTACAAACATACCTATAGCATGTGCTGCTGCTGTAGTTCCATTTATTCCTCGAGTTAATCCGGTAAAAGTTGTAGCTGTTTTGCCAGTATATGAAATAGATTCATTATTAGTAGTACCATCAGTAATATAGATAATACCACTAGAAGCAAAACCGTTAGTTGAGGCAACACTTAAAGTAGTATCTGTAGATAACATAGCTGTAGTAATAGTAGTTAATAAACTATTATAAGTACTTCCACTACCACTACCAACTACTGACCATGTATTAGTAGATTGTTTAAATTGATATGTAGTGGTACTATCTCTTACTGCTGATGGATTATAAGCAGGAGTTCTTGCCCACCATAAATTAGTGGCGATTCCTGCAGCTGTTTGTTTACCAAAAATTGCACCTGCTGTAAATGAAGTTGGTGTGAATCCGGTAATTGCATAATAACCATCATAAGTCGTATCAGTTGTCCAATTTAATATTGCAGTTAAATCTGATTGTGTTGTGACAATTCCAATAGGGTGCGCGCTTGAACCCAATGTGCCACCAAATGATTTACTACCCCAAATTATATTGCCCACATAAGTGCTTGGTAATCTTACTTGTCCATCAGCAACTTTACTATCAATTACAATATTTGTAGTAGCAGCACCAGTTCCGGTAAATAATAAAGCACCTTTAAATAAATCTTGTTGATCTATATACATAGTAAATGAATTTGTAAATGCTGGTAAATTAATAGCATTTATTCCATTCGTTTGAAAAGCTATATTATTTAGTCTAATATAATTAGATATTCCTACATTTAATCCTAGCCAATCTGTTGCTGTTGATGCTATGGTAATATTTTTAAATACATTACTACATAATGCTCCACTAGAAAAAGCAAATGAAGCATTTGAACTTGTAGAATGATAAGTATTAATATAATTATTATATCTAGATCCTGAACCAAAAGTTTGTTGCCCAGATAATGTCTGCGTTCCACCAGTTTCAGAAAAATTATTACCTTGTATTGTAATATTAGTTTTACTACTTGTCCAAGTTATTGTATCTGTAAATATAGTATTTGAAGTTAGATTAATAACTGATGGGCTAGTAGTAGCACTAGAGATAGCTTGTGTTAAGGTTGCATATGGATAAGCTTCTGAACCATTTCCAGTAGTATCATTACCAATTGTCTTATCAGCATATAAATTAGTAGGACTAGCACTAGGTAATGATGCAGCAACAGTAGCTTGACTTATTTGTATCCAATTAGTTGCAGTTGAATAAGGTAAAGCAACACACTGCCATAAACCATTATTAGTAGTTGTAGGATCATTTATAACTTCTGCTATCGATCCTACACCACCAAAAGTTAAAGAATTTTGAGCATATAAAGCAGTTAAATTAGCAAATGGAATAATTGGAGTTTTTGAAGTATCAATATAATTACCTGAATTACCAGTTACTGTAATTCTAAAATTATTATAACCAAAAACTAATTGCCCAAGTCCAATATTTAATTTTAAAGCAGTATTATTATTCATAAAATGCGAAACTGAGTGATATATTGTTATACTACCACTACTGCTAGTCAAAGCAGGATAATTTATTTGTACTGTTGTTGAGGTTAAACGTTGTGTTACTACAGTACCCGGTTGTAAACCGGGTGCGGTTAAAGTATAACTTGCAGGTAACCCACTTGTATCTATACTAGTGGAAGTTAAAATATTACTTCCTGCGGTAATTGTTGCAGTAAATGCAATATTATTAGTATTATCTGCTAAATTAACATTTCCTGTTGCATTAGTAAAATCAGAGTTAGTAATCCAATTTACTGCATTATTATTAATATTAGCAGCCATAGTTACAATATTAGCATTAGTACCATTGAAAGTACATTTATCAATATTTAACGTGCCATTATTACTATTATGCACAATGGCTTGATTAGCACCAGGTGCAAATGTTATACCTTGAAAGGCACGGCCAGTAACTCCAGTTGGGATTGTTATTGTACCTGTATAACTCATATAAGCAATTTTGTTATTATTCAAACTTCCAAGGCAAGTATAAGTTACATTGCTTACTGTAGCTGTTATATTTCCTGTATAAGTTGCAGAATCCATAATATAAACAAATCCATTTGCTGCTACTACTGATTCCGCTTTTTGTAAAGTTAAATATGGTTTTAAAATACTACCATTACCAGTTGTATCATTACCATTTGATGCTACATAAATTCCTTTAGTGTTTGTTGTTGTTGTTGGTATTGAAGATATTGCAATCCCACTATCTTTAGTATTACCTGCATTATCCCATGTAGCAATATTATCAGTTGTAGCAGTTGGAATTTTATCTTGTTTATTTGTTGGTTCACCTTCATTAGCCCAATTAGATGCAGTTTGACCGGGACTATTAGTTAAAGCCCTTAATGTTGTTGTTTGATATATTGTAGTACCTGAATATGTATAAGTAACAGAAACAGTAAATATATCTCCAGCTTGAATGGCACTACCACTTGGCCTTGTAGTAGGATAAAGACTACCTGCACCATTCCAAGTACCTTGCCAATTTTGTCCTGACATAACAGCATTATTAATAGCGGTTTGAGTAGCAGTTGAAACTGGCAAACTAGCTAAAGTAATTTCTGCTTTGTTTTCTGAATTTGCTGAATCTTCAATTAATAAAGTATCAGCCCCAATTGGGCTTGTTTTTGTAGGAAAAGTATCATAATCCCCAGCTGAACGCAATAATGAATTTTCTGTAATAAACCAATAATTTGGATTTTGACCAGGATTTAAAGTTAATGCTCTGATTGAATTTGGAGCGTATATAGTTGTATTAGGTGCTACTGATGGATAACTATAAGTTACTGGAACATCCCAATAATCACCAGCATTAATTGCACCAGAAGCTCCAGAACCACCTGTAGTTGGAAATAAACTTCCATTTCCATTCCATGTGCCACGCCATTGGCTAACTTGACCTCCAGATACTGTGGCATCTACATAAGCTTTGTTGGTCGCATCAGTACTATTAGTAGGAGAATTATTAATAGTTATTGCATTCGTATTTATTTTTCCAGGTACTGTAATATTTGTTCCTGTTTGTAATAACCAAATTTTAGAATAACATTTACCACTTGCATGTATAAATTCCATTCTTTGATCTTGTTGATTTAAAATAACAGTACCATTTGTAATTCCATTAAGTATTTGTCCCGGATTAGGTTGAATAGTAATAGTATTAGCAATAATATTATCTACCCGATGAATAGCAATTCTTCCATCATTAACATTTTGCCTCATTAAAGGAAGAGTTAATGTAATATTTCCTGCTGATGCATCTACATTATAAAGTTCTCTTGACCAATCTGCTAGAGTTTGGCTCGCGGTAACAGTTGTAAAATTTGGTGAATATCCAGCATTATCAATAAATATTGAACCCATTTGTTTACTCCATTAAGCATTAAGTAAGAATCATATAAGTTAAACCTGATAAAACATCTATATCTTTATAACTACCAGATCCTTGTAATGTAAAATCTACCGAATTATCTTGGAAAGTATCTGAACCTGAACAACTTATAGTTGCTATAGTATTATTTGAATCTATCCTAATTATTCTATAACCTTTTGATGTATTAGTTTGAGACTGCAAAGCAGTAATTGGATTTAATGTTATACTAATATTTCCAATAATATTAGACCCATCTATTCTAACTACATTATCTGCATAAGTAATGGTGTGTTCAGCTATAGTACTTGTATTATTAATAGTTCTATCTGGCCTGATATTCGTATCTGCTTGACGTGCCCAATCTGGACTAGTAATAGACGGTTGGTTATTTTTATTATTAGCTATTAATGAATACCATAAATAACCATTATACCAAGTAGCATCTTCCATATCAAAAGTAATTCCTGCATCCCAATTTACTACTGATGCATTTAATTGCCCTTGAACTTTTTCAAAAGCTGTAGTAACATTATCGCCTGATGATACATCTTGACCAGTAATTGGAGTAAATCCATTAGGAATTACATAATTATTTGTATTATTAGGATTAGGACCGTAATCTTTCCAAATACTGCCATTATAATAAATTGCATCTCCTACTGGAATATTAGCTCCTGTTGGATTATTTGTACCAGCTACGCTAACTGAGTACCAGTCTCCTAATGTACCAACTCCATTAGTTAAAGTAGGATTATTTGCAGATGCATCATATGTACCTTTATAATTAATTAAAACTGATGATGTACTTCCACCTCCATTATTAGAACCCTGAGGAAAAATATTAATTCCTATTGACATAATAATTCCTATCCTAGGATAAGCCTAAAAATTTAACATCTGAAATAGTATTTAACCCTATACTTGCAACTGTTGCAGTTTTAACAACTCTATAAGTTTGCGCATCTTCAGAAATAGTCATAAAATTAGAATTTGCAGTTATTTGAAATAAATTCCCATTACTCATTGCATTTTTCCAACTTGAATTAGCCCAATCGTATACTTGTAAGGTTATAGTTTCAGTAGTTTGTAATCCATTACAACATAATCCAACATTGTTTTTACCTGATGAAGAAAACGGCAAACTCGTTGCAGCTGCCATAGTAGGGCTTATTAATACATTAATTGCCATTTTAAATCTCCATTACTTCTTCATAAAATCTGGTATAGTTGGCAATTGATTCATATTAAGTGTACCCCTAACTATACCTCTTAATTGTTTACGATAATTATGAGCTTCATTAACATGGTTATCTGGGCTATCATTACAACGATCAAATAAACCCCAATCATCCGTTTGACATAATAAATTTAAAGCATCATTAATTAATTTTTTATTATTATGCTTATTTATACTTTCATTATCATCAATCCATTGTTTAGTATTTTCATCCCATTTAGTAAATTTGTTACGAGTTTGTAATTCATTTTTTTCATCTAGATATAATAACATACCTTGAGAAATTTTTGTATTCAATTCGTTATATTTTTCCTGAGATATTTCGATATATTTTTTTGAAGTTGGTTCGAAATTCATATTAACTAAAGATATTGTATTATCTTCATTGCTTGAGTAAAAGTATTTCATATGAGTCCTTTAAAATTATGGTACAAATGGTCCAGCATAAAATATACTGAAATATACTGTAACGTTTCCAACGTTTCCATTTACTATTATTGTTAAATTATTTAAATCTGTTGCTAATACATATGCTTCTGTAGGTGTATTTACAAAAGCACAATTTGATGTACCAAAACCTTCAAGTATAGCGGTACCTGAATGCCATAAACTTAATGGAAATTTAAATGTGTTAGAAGGAGATACTGTAACAACATTTACTTTACCCATTACAATTATATTATAATTTGTAACATCTGCTCTACGAATAAAACATGCATTAAGTTGAATAGTACCTACATTATTAACATTTACCTGTAAAATATCTTGTGCTACTAAAAATGATTGATTATTAAATGGCAATGCTAATATAGATGCAGAAGTTACTGGAGTAGGCATATTTAGTTGTGGTCTTTGATTTAAAGTGAGAAAAATACCATTATTAAGACTTTGGGTAGTATCCAAGATATTTAATGTTAATTGTGGAAGAGTGTCAACAGTTGTAAGTGTAATAAAAGATCTTGCACCTGAAATAGAATAAGCTCCTATCTGTACGGTACTATTATTTACTCTTCCAAACCCAATAAATACACTACCATCTGAATAGGTATTCATAATATCAGGAAAAACATCATAAACATTATAAGTTATTTGTTTCCAATTTGTGCCATCATTAATATAATTTGTATTAGTAACAAAATTTGCTGTATTATTAGCTTTTAATGATTTCTGAAAACTTCCATTAGAAGAGCAATATAAAACTGCACCTAAAGAATAACCACCAACTGCTGCAGATAAATTAGCATCAAAAGTATATTGGTATCCAAGTCCAGCTTGATATAATAAATTAGTGTAAAAATATAATACACCATTCATTTCCTCTTCTTTAACTGGAGTGGAGCCAGTAGTACTTAAGGGTAATAATTGAGGGATCGGAAATCCAGTTTCTTGGTTAGCTACCATATCTGGATTATTTGCCGACACTGATGGTAAAACATTTGGATATGAACTTGTTAATCTACCATTAGCGAAAGGTTTTAGTATAGGAGTTATTATATTTGCCATATTTTTCCTTATTCAATAATAATATTTGGAAATCCACCGATAGGAATAGGTAAATAATCAGTGTTGCCAGGACTAAATATTGTTGCTAACCAAATAGGTAAACTTGTTGAAGGTGTAGTATTGTGATGAAAAGTATAATTAACTTGATAAGGTATATTTAAATCTGTATTTACACTTACGCTAATATCATAATCTTCATTAATACTGCTTGGTTTATAATTTTTTAAATTACTAAAAAAATCATTTAAAATTTTAGTAATGGATAATATTGATCCATTACTAATAAAAGTTCTTGCTCTTAATATTAATAAACATCGGTACTGGAATTGCTCTAAAACTTGATAATTTCCACCATTATAAAAACTTCCATGTTCAAAATTTTGCGCATAATCTGTTATATTACCAGGATTTACATTAAATCCGAAAGTTTTTTCTTGGGTAGGCAAATAATATTGGCGTCCCGTATTTAATAATTGTCCCCAAATATCTAAACCTGTATCATTTGCTGTACCAATATTAAATATTTGGTCATAGAAATCTTTCCAATATATATTTAAATAATTATTTAATCCTAAAAATTGTGTAGTACTAGTTTCAATATCATTATCATGCCCATATAATAAATTTTGAAATTTTTCTGATAGAGCATATTGTACATATAACATATTATAATACCGTCACTGTAATATTACTCATATTTAAAGTTGCAATTTGGTTTAATGGCACATCTACACTTGCGCCAGTGCTACCACCAAAAATATTTACACTTTGTGCAGTTACACTAATTGGTGCACCAGCAGAATTTATAATATTTAAAATATAATCTGATGCTGATATTAAATTACCCATAGTCATAGGTGGATAAGTTTGATAACCAAAATAAAATTGATTAAATATAGCATTTTTAATATTATTTATTATAATTGTCGATGATATACTTGTATTATATGCTTTTATTGTAAAATTAAAATATATATCAATTGGAGCTGGACTATCAAAATATACAGTAACGGGTTTAATTTGTGGATAATCAGGATTATTGTAAGTTACATTAAATTGTCTACTTCCAGATATAGTAGCAATATTTACAGTTTGATTCGCACCAATTTGATTTAATATTAATCCAGCGATATATTGTAAATTTTCATTATAATTAGCTGATGTACTATCTAAATAATTAGGCGCATATAAAGTAATATATACCCCACCAACTGGTACTGATACAGATTCAGTTGTAATTACTGGATAAGGGGCATTTGTGCGATTAACAAAAACATAAAATCCCCAAATATATGGATAAGTATTTCCATTAGTATCAGTATAATTAGTAGCACCATATTGATTCATAAAGTTTAAAAATATTGCGTATAAAGATTGTTCTAATCCTCTACCATTTATAGCTTGTGAATATGCAAAAGTATAACGATAAGCAGTATCATTTTGGATATTAGTTCCTGTTATTCCAGCAGTAGGATTATTTACTGAACCCCAACCAGCAACTGGCGTTATAATGGTATTTATTGTGTTTGGAATTGCAATTATATTCCCAACATTAACAGCCTGTACCGTAACAATATTTGTTCCTCCAGTAATACCGTAATCTGTAGTAAAAAAATAATTATTTGTTCCATCACTAACTAAACTTCCTGTAGGAATTATAGTACCTGATATTCCTGTTACTGTAATATTAACAGTTGTATAAGTAGCACTAGATCTTGGGAAGCCAAATAAATTTCCCAATCCATCTAAAAAAATACCTTGGGCATTAGTTAAACTATAAACATTGGAACATACATAAGCAATAGTACTATTAACATTAATATACATATCAGTTAACTCTTGTATAAATGCTCCTGTAGGACCAGCAGGAGACAAATTAGGAGTAGTTGAAAATGTATTAGTAAAAATTGCTGTAATATCAGTTTGCGCTTCAGAATTACTGATAATTGTAGTACCCCATTGTGTATTGGTTACTAAACTAGCCATTTGTATTTATTCCTAAAACTTGTCCATTAGCTAACTGAACTTGTACAGTTAATATTAAATTTCTTTTAACATCAAAACTAAAATTAGTTTGCTGAACATCTGTAATTTTTAAATTATCATCATTAATATAATTATTTAATGAATTAATTGTTTGTTGTACCTGATATTGTAAAATAGGTATATCTTCATATCCAGTTTGCATACCAGTTACCCATGCTATACCCAGTTGGTTATTATACTCATATTCACCAATAAATAATTTCAGTGCTGTTACTATCATTTGATTGATACAATTTGCATCTTGTACAAATAATAAATTTCCATTATCATCCATTGCTAGATCATTGTAACCTAAATTATTTGGTATTAATGCAAAATCAATCATTTGAATTCACATAAGTTTTTTTGTGGATTATATATACCAATTTCTATATTTGAAACATTTGGTGTCAATGTAAAACTCATTTGATTTTTTTTATTAAAGAAAATTTTAATTTCAGTATTATCGTTTTCAGGAACAGCTAAACAATTATCTTTGTAAATATTTTTTTTACCTACTTCAGATACTATGTTTTGAAACACATATTTATTATCGGAGCGGAGAAAAATTCTATCAAAATTACTTATATATTTTAAAGTATAATTTTTATCAACAAAGAAAAATAACTTCTCTGTAACTTTATTTATTCTTATACACTGATTTGCATAAAGGCTATATTGTTTATCATTAATAAATGCTGTAATATTATCTTCTGAATCTGTGCAAATATAAGAAATATGTAGTAAATATTTATTAGTTGGATTTTCTAAGATTAAATTATCATTAGCATATATTGAACTAATTAAACCTAATAAAATTAAAAACTTTCTCATTATGAACTTTCTAAAAATTTATGATGTTGCTTTAACTGTGGTACTACCGCTAGTAGTGGTTACAGTGCCTGATGCTGGTTGCCCACCTATAGTTCCATTAAAATTCATAATGGTAGCAGTAGTTAATACTCCAGCGCCAGTTGTTCCACCTAAATTAACGTTACTACTATTAATATCTACTTCACTAGCTGTTATATTAACTTTAGTAGTAGCATTAATAATAGCATTAGTACAATTTATTGTTGCATCAGCTTCACCACTATTAATAATAATAGGTTGATCATTACTGGTTATAGTAATCCCTGTTTCTTGTATATCAATAAGTGTTGTTGGTAAGGTAGCACTCACTTTACACAAGATTATACCATCTTCTAGAGTAAATTTGCCATAATTTAAAGGTAATGGATTTAATTGTGTTGGATTATTAATTTTACTGTCCCAAGAATTTTTTAAAGTAGATAAAGATTGTTGGGAATAACCTACTAATACTAAATCACCTTTTTTATAAGTAATATGTATACCTGCATTTCCACCCATTAAATAACCAATAGGGACATAAAATTGGAATGGGCTAGTCAATGAATTACCAAGTGCATCAATATTATTTATTAATTGAGTTACTTGTGCATATTCAGGTTCGGTACCATCATAATTATTAAATACACATACCATTAATGTATTTAAATCAAACATTTTTTGTGTAAATGCATAATCAATTACATTAGCTAAACTATTAAAATCGCTACGTTGTAAATTTGTTGATATTTTCATTGTGATGCTGAACCTGCTAAAGAATAAATATTAAGTTGTAAAGTACTTTGCCATAGTTCTTCACGATTATGTAATTGATGTATCATTTGATTTATATATAAAGTTTTATCATTAATATAATCTATAGTGAGTGAATTAACTCTAATTGCTTGACCTATAAATAAATTAGGATTATAATAACATTTTATTGTAAATCCATAATTTTCTACGATAGGAAATCCGATCATATCATTATTTTGTGCACTAATTACATATTCTTTTGTAATAAATGGAGTATTTATAGGTGCAATATATAAAATATTTTGCAATTCCCCAGGAGACCTGATAAAAGCCATATGGTAACCATATCTATCTACAGCTTGTTGTAATTGTTGTTGTAGTGAACCAGTAAAAATTGGATTATATGCATTTCCTGTAACATTAATCCCACGATAATTAATATTTTGTAATTGACAAATATATCTAAATAAATTATCTAATGAAATTTCACCTTTAATATTTGTAGGTTTTAAATTAATTTGTCTAATATCAAAAAATTGTTTAGAATGAATTGTAAATTTTCTATCACGTGATACATTATAATCAGGGCCTGAAAATACTACATAACCTGTATAAGCTAAAGGTGGTAATCCATCACTTCCTAAAGTATATCCAGCATATACTGAAACTAAATTTCCCGCATACATCTCAAGATTACCTTGCAAATTAGCTCTAGTGAATGTATTAATATCGCTTAATTCCATACCATAAATGTCAATTGTAGCTGTATGATCACTATATCCAATTCCAATATTAAGGGTGCAATCAACTTTTTGATAAGCAACACCTTCTATACCAGTCCCGCCACTATATGCATAAATAAATTTAGTCGTAGTACCATTAGTAAATTTAGCATTATTACTACTCGCTTGACTTATTTGATTGGTAAGATCTAATCTAATTACAAGATACCTAGTTTTAAGCTCATACGCCATATAGAAATGTCTGCTTTAAATATGTTAAATTATTTTGTACATAAGAATTAAAATCAGCCTGTAAAGCATCATAATCACTATAATATAAATGTACTTTACCTGAGTTAAAGTCTGAATAAGTAATTATATCACCCTCTGTTTGCCAATTATCTTTATAAAAAAATAAATTTCCTATTAAATCCGATACGAAATTATTAAGATATACTGCATTATTACAAACAACATTGTAAAAAATAGGATTACCATTTAAAGTTAAATCCATTACTAAGATAATAAAGCTTGGTAATGTAACATTTGAATCCCCTACGGGATGAAACTGGATTATTTCTGTTTGATATTCAGGAGTAGTATTATACAATATTTTATTATTAATTGTCAAAGGTCTTATAGTTATTCCTAAAGTTTGATTATTAATTGTAGTTGTTAAAGTTTGATTAATAACTGCTTGTAAAGGTATTTCTTGTAATATAGCCATTAATCTAATACCTTTCCACTAGATGGTTGTAATGAAGATGTATTACCAGTAGGTGTTGTAGAATTTATAATCCCATTATCTTTAGTAGTATTATTCCCAGGATTATTACTCTTATCAGGTGAAAAACTATCATTATTATTAACACCATCAATTGAAGTTTGATCAATATCATCATTGGGAGTATAATTAGTACGTATTTCTCTAAAATTCAAATTAATACTTAAATATATTTTATCAGGTGTTTGTTCATAACTCCAATCTTCTAGATGCATATTTGGATATGAATTGAACATAGGAGAAGTGCGAAATATAGCAACTAATGTATTTGATTTACCTATATTATCAATCGTGCTAACAATATTTCCTGCTGAATCTTTATATGCATCATTTATAGACCCAATTTGTTGAGATATAATGGCTGTAATAGATAATTTAAATGGATTATCGATAATACTATCATTACTAAAATCTCTATTTTCTAAACTTTGTTGTGGTATAACTACATTATTATTATAATTTAATCTAATAAAACCATCAAAAGATAATAATTTATAATTAGCTCTTTCAAGACTAGTAGTAGCTGTTAAAGCGTCATTATCATAAATTATAAATGATCCACGATTACCAACTTTGTTATTAAATAAACTTGATATTCCACCAAAAATACCACCAACTATCATGCTAATTGATTCCTTCCTGAACTATAACCTACATTTCTTAGCATTTCCATTTCAGTAGCAAATTGAGTAGGATTTGTTACACTTGGCAAATGTATATTATCAATATTATATGAAGTTTGTTGATTATGATTTATGGCTGAATGAGTATTATTTATACTATTAGGCATAGAAAATCTACTTTGTTGAATTTTATCCATATATTTTTGATGATCTTCCATTTTCCTTTCACGTAATATAATTGGTGGCTCTGACAATAATTTATCTTCTGGAATCGGTTTAAGTGCTGGAACCATTTTATTTTCATTATTATCTGTATTATTTTCTATATTATTTTTTTGATTATTTATAGAATCTTCTGAATGTATAAAATCATGTATAAAAGCATCTATAGAATCATTATTTTGAAATTGGTTTTTAGATTTTTTTAAATTATTAACTATTTTTTCTATTTCTGCATTACTTTTTCTAGGACTATTTACACCATCAATAGAATCCAAATTATATTTACTTTTATTATTATCAGAAGAAAAAATTTTAGTTATTTTCTCAGTTATAGCAGTGAATAATTCTATTGCAGGCATTATATCAGTTAATATATTTGCTTGTATTCTTTTCCAGCTTTCAGCTACATGTTGAAATCTTTTATCTAATTCCGCTAATTGTTTTCTTTGATCATCTGGAATTAAATCAGCCTGAGCACGTTGTATATTTTCTGTTAATTGATTTGGCTTATTTACAGCTGCATTTCCTGGCAGTGAAGCTAAACCAAAACCATTTAATAATGTTTGTCTTTGCCCAGAATCATAACCACCATTTCCTATCTTTTTTAGAGCTTCTAATATTATATCAACAGTATCTTTACCTTTAGTATTTATATTTAACGCAGTTACACCTTGAGCTAATGAAGGATCAATAGGATAAGTATTCAATCTTTGATATAATTGTGCGACTTGTGAATTAGCTTCTTCAGGAGTACCACCAAATCTTTTATAAACTTCTTGTAATAATTGAAGTTTTTTAGGATTAGTATTATAAGCATCAGCAGCACCTTCCATTGTATGGGCTTGTGATGTCATATTTTTAACAAAATCTATAGCAAAATTAGCACCTAATATCCCACCTAAACCAGTTAATCCACCGGTTAAAATTCTGGTTATATTTAAAGTTGCTGTTTTAATTAAATCAGTATTTTTTGCTAAATCACGTTGTAATTTATTAGAATTAAATGCATTAGAAAATTTATCAGATATAGTTTCAGCAGATTTAGATAATTCTTTAGATAAATTATTCAAATCACCACGAATTTTATCAGTTTCAAGTTTTATTTGTATGACAAATTCGTCAAAATTATCATTTGGCATTATTATTGTTATAACTTTCTGATATTAAATATTCATTATAATTATCAACTAAAATTATATCAAGTAAATCTAAACATTCATTGTAAGTGTATATTGTTTTAATTTCTTGTAAAGTTGCTAGTTGTTTTGATATTATTATGCCAAATATTGGCGGCATTTCATAATTAATTAATCCATATACTTTTTTCTTATGACGAATCATTGGTATTTTTAACGTTCGCCAATTATAAAAAAATCATTGTAATTATACCTGATTGAGTGTAACATTGCCGTAAATAATTTTTGTGGTGTATTTAATATTTGATTTGCAGTAATTTCATTTATTGAAGTACCATTATAAGTATATAATTTTAATAAATCATCACGAATTTTATTTTGTATATTAATTGGTGCATTGATAAATACTTTTTTTAATAATACTCCAAAATAATCATTATCAATACATTTTTGATAATTTTCTTTTAAACTTTTATTTATTTTAACATCAATACCAGTATCCATTATATTCATAATTAAATATTCAGCACCAACTCTACTAAAAGCATAATCTCTTTCATTATCAGGTAAATTTTTAATTAAATAAGAAATAAATGTTAAACATTCTAAAGCTTTAAATTTAGAACATGTTATTATAGTATCACTACTAAGTGCCAATTGTTCATTAATCATTGTATTACCTTATTAAATCAAATTACCGACTGCATTTGCCAATGCACCCACATTAACCATTGATGGAGTAATAGCTGCAAATTCAAATACTACATCTTCTGCACGTTCATTTTCTTCAAAACCTGAGAATGGAGTTAACAATATAAAAAATGGATATTGTACAGTAGTTATTCTACTAGCATTTGTAGCATTTAACGAAAATACAATAGGACCACCTAATTGACGTTGAACAATTGCTAAATTAGATAAAGTTTGTACCGTAGGTGAAGTAGGTACAAAACTAATTTCAACTCCTACCCAATCACTTACAGGGGTATTATATACTAATACATTACCGTCTGTAGTACGTCCAAAAGCTCCACTTTTAGCACGTTGTGTAAAATTAAATTTTCTTTGTTCACCAAATTGTTGTAATATAATTGGTCCTGTGATACCTTGTGTTAATAATACTGGTAATAAATTTGCATTACTAGGCACCATTGTATATACCGTATCGACCGAGGTTGCATTTCCAACTATAGGATTATTAATGGCCATATTTTACTCCAATATTAAATTATATAACTGTTGTTACATTTACTGTTATATAAATAGGTCCACCTGCATACGTATACCAGATATTAACACCGCTTAAAGTTCTATTTGCTATATCTGTTGCAGATGCAGTTATAGGAGCTATAAAGTATCCAGTATTGTATAAAATAGGTGAAATATCATATCCAGCTTGTGAAATTAATGTTTGTTTTTCAGAATCACTTAATTGTATATTATTTTGTACTGTACCATTTTGTAACCCAAGAGTAAATATGGGTTCAAGTACTGCATTTACTATAGACAATCTATTATATGGAATAGAATTAACTGATTGCATTAAATTAGCTATATTATATTGACATTGATCACGTATCCAAGTATATCCAAGGTATATATCAGCAAAATTATAATTACCACCAATAACACCAGTTTGAAACCATTGAAAATTATTGGCACGTGTATTTAAATTAATATATGAATTAGAATTGTAAGTGTTTAATAATAAATCTAAATCACTTTGATTAGTAATAATTGGAGTAATTCCTGGGTAAATAGTTGAATTAAGTTGTATAATTCCATTTCCATTAGTTGCATCAAAATTATTACTTGCTAATGTTCCTGCTACTCCAAATATTAACCCAATAGTAGTTGGATTAATGATAAATTCCTTTATATTAGTATTTAAAGTCCAAGGAGTTACTGTATTTTGCCCATATCCAGCATTTATTAAAACTGTTTTTAATGGTGCAGTAATAGGAGAAGTAGTACCACCAATTGTATCATAAAATAAAGGTAAAAAAGGTTGTGTTTGTGATGCATTCCAAGCAGTAATACCTAATACAATAGCATAATTTGGATCTGAATTAACATCAAAATTACATATTACAGTAAACCAATTTTGTGATAAATTTATTATTGAAGTCATAATTTGCGCCGGAGTTTGCGCTGCCAAACCTTGTGATAATATAGCTCCTGTTGATAAAGTAATTTTCATTTTTTGAGCTAATTGATCAGCACCAAGAGATGCGCTGTTAGTTATATAAGAAACTGTATTAGCACCAGTATAAGGAAATGTAATAGTAAACGCGTTAGTGGTTGTATCAAAAGTTACTAATGCTCCGGAAAAACCAGCAACAGCTTGTATAGCTGTTTGAATTGTTGCAGCCATAGCTAAAAAACTTGCTTTTCCTGCCAAATTAATACCAGTTACTGCTGTTGAAACTCCATTAAAATTAAGATTCAATGTACCTGCAGTTACAGCTTGCAATAATGCTAAATCTGTAGATAATGATAATGAGGAACCACGAGTAAAAGCTGGCGTATTTGCTGACACATATCTATAAAAAAGTATACTAGAAGGTTTTTGACCATTACCTTTATTCTGACTACCTGCAAAATAATATCTTGCATTAGTACCATCTACATATTGAAAAGTTGTATCATTTGGATTTGTAGTATTTCCAAAATATGAGGTTACTGCTGCCAATGAGGAAAACTGTTGTACTGTTCCAGTTGGCAATATAGGATTCTGAGTTAAAACTAATAATTGTGGATTATATCCTGTAGATACTGGTGCTACGACACTACCATTTACATTAACAAATGTATCCATCGAGGCTGCTGTTTGTGCTGGCATAATTGCTCCTTTATTGCTGGCTATTTGCCAAATATAGATTAAAATCTACAACATTAAAATCTGGTATAGTAATAGTGTTAACTACATTATTAAATACTTCTAACTTAAGTAAATATCTTTTGTTATACATATCACGTCCAAAAATATCTGTAAAGTCTTCTATTGTTTTAACTTTATGTACTGAACATGCATAATTATTCATATTCCAATACATATTTGCATATCCATTTTGACATAATGTATTTAATATTCTACAATTATTTTCTGCATTATTTCCATACATATCAATATGAAATAATGTACTCATTATACCTGTATATGTATTTGCTTTTGTTGTTGTATTAAAATTTGGTTCTATTCCTAAAGACATATTTTTATCACTTAATGTAGTTAATATAACATAATTATTGGTTATAGGTGGAACTAATTTATTATCATAACCTCTAAAAATTGGTGTAATGCTATTATTATCAGTATTTGTATATGATGCATAATCTACTGGAAATAACGTTTTTATTAAATTAATTATCGCTAAATATAAATTATCCATTAACCACTCACAAAATCTGTAGATTCAGCGCCAATAACTTTAACCCATCCAGTATTAAAATTATATTCAACTTCTACAATTTTATAATATAAACTATTCCAAATTATATAATCACCATTAGTACCTAAATTTCTATTTAACCCAGTTAAATTTGTGCTATTTAGATAAAACTTTTTATATACTCTATTATGTTGATAAAAATCTTTATGAATTAATTTTTGTGTATTTTGTAAATGTATTTGTGCTACAGTTGTTATTTGTGTATATGTACTTACAATATTAAAATTGCTATCTTGGGAAGTTACAGGTAAGCAAATTATTATTTCTTGATTAGCAACTACTCCATTAATTAAAGGATTTACTATACTATGTAAATTTAAACTCATTGTTTTATTACCGATTCAATTGAATTATACATTTTACCAGTATCAATTAAAGGTTTATTATTACCTTTAATTTGTGCTATATGTTGCGGATTTCTTTCAAAATCATTATTTTTAATAGTATTTTTAATGTCATTTTCAATAATTTTACTTAATTTATATAATGAATTAAAAGGCTGATTACGAATTAATAAAAAGTCTAACATTTTACGCCATTTATTTTTATTTTCATTAATAGTAGTTTGCATAAAAGGTCTAGGTATAATATTTATTGTATCTCCTAAATTAATATTTGCTTTTTTTGCTCGTAATTTATATTCATTAGATACTGGATATATACCACCATATTCATTCATCTTAGCTATTTTAGCCATTTCATTATCTAAAAATCCAACTTTTAAAATTATATTATTTTTAGGTAATTTATTAATTTTAGCATTTAAATTTTTAAGGGTAATTTGCAAAGCCATATATATTATTCCAACCCTGATTAAATATTCCATTATAAGGATTACTAATAAACGCAGTAAATCCTCCACGTTGTCTTATTAATTGCCATATACGTGCACCATAAGGGCTTTGGTTCCACCAAGTGCTATTTACAGTATCCATATAAGATGTTCCAGCTGATACATCACCTTCTGTAGCTTGATTTAATCTACCAACTATACCGCTATTATAAGTGCTTAGTACATGTGCTAAAATAATATTCGCCCAATAATAAGTGATTGGTTGACCAACATTTAACCATTGCATTAATAAACTATTGAAACTTACTATATCATAATAATTAAATATAATTGGTCCTGCACCAAAATCCACTGTACCTGCCACAATACATAAATAACTTGTATTTAATTGAGGTATGTTATTTGCTAAAGTAGGAGTATTTGTAGTAGCATTCCAACTATTTATGGTATTTGTTGTATAATTAATAGGTGTATTATCTTTAAATATTGATAATACTTTATTTCCTAAAATTGCAACTTCATTGTTCCAAATATTAGTTAATTGTTCATCCGTCCAATTTGTAACTAGATTTGGATAACTTGTTCTAAATAAAGTTGGATTGAAAGGTAACATTAATTTATCATATCAATAAAACTTAATTTTTTAGGATCTGGAAAATTATGGATTTTTAATGCATCATTTATTTCCAAAGGTCTAGATCCAGTAGGAATATTATTTAATCCTTTTTCCTTTAATTTTGCTTTAGCTTTATTTAAAGCTGATAATTGAGTTTTTTCAACAAAAATTACATCATTAATAAAGTAAGAATTTGAAGCTCCATGTTCAGCAAATAAATGTTCGCATTTATTATCTTCAACTTCTGTTATAGCAAAATGATCCCCATAATAAATATTAACATAATCAGTAATATTTTTATTATGTTTAGATAAATAACCATAAATAACAACACTACTTAAAGGTGGAACTCTTTCTGCACCTTTAGTAGGATTATTTTCATATTCATGCATTCTGTATATTTCAAACTTATTACCATTAGCTTTATGTAAATCAAATCTTTGACTTTGTTCATGAAAACTTACTACAAACATATTAATACTTCCTAAAATTATACTTCCCATATTTGAAAATTACTAGCTGCAGAAAAACTTACAGTTCCAGTAAATCCACTGGCTTGAACATTTACACTTGGACTGGCAGCAGTTGTTTGTACTAATCCACTTAAAACAATTAACTGATTGGTAGCAGATGCACCAACTGCAAATTGATTACTTACCACATTAGCATTATTACCACCTAATAAGAAATTACATCCACTTGAAGCACCGCTAGTTACAACTAAAGTTACTGACATTTGAAATACTTTACCTAATGGTATATTAATATTAGGATTAGTTATTGTAATATCACTAGAAGCTGTAGAAGTAACGCCGGTTAAAAGTACTGGCCCATTAGCTGTAACTGTACCCGACATCTTTATAAATGCAAATGAATTAAATGACAAATAGTTAAATGCTTGTAATATAGTACTACTTGCACTTGGGACACCAGAAGCTGGTGCAAAACCTGTTAAAGTAGTTCCAAGTACGTTTGTTGCCCCTCCTCCTCCTAAAGTATATAATGCGGTTGCACTTGCATCAGTATTAGGAGTTTTATATGTAATAGGATTTGTAGCAGGTGTTACCGCTGTACCAAAAGCACGATATTCATAAACCACACCATTATATAATACTTGTGGATAAGTTACCTCTAAACCACCATTAACAATAATAGGCTTATATTGAACTAAATTACTAAATGTTTTATAAGCTGATTGTAATATAATTGCTGCCATAATTATACTCCCGACATTACTTGAACACCTAGAGGATTTGTTATAATTACACCAGCTAAACCATAACTCACTTTTTCTTGATATGAGCTTGCTAATCTAACTGTACCATGACTATTATATAAGGTAGTATATGCATTTAATACAGATGGTTGTCCTTTAATATTATCAAATATTAACACTACTTGATTAGGAGTAACTGAACCAATTGGAGTTCCTGTACCTTGTAACAATGGAGCTTGAATAATTTCAAGGTTAGGAAAAGAATCTTTAAGCCATTGTTTAAACGGTATATTACCTAAAGGTGCAGTAATTAAAGTTAGATAAACATATACAGAAGGTGGAACTAATAAATAACATTTTTCATCAGTACCAACATTACCGCCTGCACGAGCTAAAACTGTCCCATATAAATATGATATATCTGCAATAATTTCAAAATATGTAGCATATTGCCATAAAGTTTGTGAGCTACCTGCTGGAGCAGCTGCTTTAATACCTGCTTGAATAGTAGGTGCTAAACCAGGATCGTTTAATAATCCAAATACTTGCATATTTTCTGAATAGCCATAAAATCCAATTGCATCTTGATGTAATTTAATTTGCTCCATTACTGATTGGCGCATATAATTAATGTAATCAATCTTAGCTATTGAAAATTGTGCTACTGTTAAATCACCATAAATTAACGGATGTTCAAAATATACTACTTGTCTATTAATCCAGTTTACATTAATTGAAGTATTACCTTGTAACCCATAATCGCTATAAAGAGCTGGTAACCCTGTAAAAGTTACTACAGGAATTACTATGTTTGTTACACCCCAAACACCTTGTTGAAAATCATGTGTAACTCTATCAATTACAATTGCACGAGTAATAACTTCAAATACTCTTGTTGTCCATACTGTAGTAAGATATTGAGGTACACCTTCAGAACTTACAGAAAATGCATCATTGAATTGGTTATAAATACTTCTTACATGTTCATTATTTTGAGCAATTATAAGATTATTACTTATATCACCATATACACTGTCATGTAAAGATACGCCAGCAGTTTTTTGTGTTTGCACTAAATACTGAGGTTCATATTTTAAACTATTACCATATTGTATAACAGAATTTTTATGAATTAATCTTTGTTTTATATTTGAATTATAAAGTGATTGTGCAGCCGAATCAGAAAATATACTATCTTCTATGTCTCGGCTAGTGTATTTAAATTGTTCTAAATTCATTATTCAACTCCTAGTAAGATAAAGAAGATTGTATATTAGAAATAGCCACTAATCCAGGAATTAATGTACCACCAGCATCATAAACAGATGTAATATCAATTACGCGCCAAGCTGCTATGTTTGGACCAGTTATAACTTGAGTATATCCAGCAGGTATTGTTGTAGAAGTTTGGCTTGCCAAAGCTCCAGTAGTATTATTAATTAATACAATATCATTATATAATACTGGACCTGCACCTGCATTATTTAAAGATGGACAAATTGCTCCAAAAGTTCCTGTTGAGAAGTATATTAATTGATAACCTTGTGCTACTTGCGCATTCCAACCTTGTAAAAAATTACCATATGGCCATACTGTAGATTGTGTACGAGCAACAAATCCTAATAATATACCACTAGGACTATCTGCAAGTAATGGAGTACATGTTTGACTATCAACAAACCAAGTGAAACTTCCAATAGCTTGAGGTATACTACTATTAATATTTACTACATTACCTTGAGAAGGATTATATAAATTTTTATTACCAATCATATCTCCTGCAAGATATTGTGGCACTCCATTTGGTGTTATGTTTACACTCTGTTGAAATCCAGCTGATACAGCCATATTAGTTACCTCCTAATTTTTTAATATTTTCAACAGTATAAACAAATTTATTACTGTTATTTTGACTATCATTCATATTACCATAATATTTGTTATTATTATTTTGAGTTCTAAAAGATGCGTGTGCTAATGTTTCAATCATGATTTTTTGAACATCATAAGGAGAATATTCAACATTATAGCCTAACTTTTGTAAAGTATCATTTAATAAATCTTCTTTATCAAGTTCTAATGCACTATCAGATAAAGTATGTCCTCTTACTTTAGCACATAAATTTTGTATATTACGTGTTTCTCTAATTTCTTCATTAACAGCATCTTTTATAGCTTTTTTATCTACTACACGACGATTTGCTTTATATCCACGGCCATATTCATTATAATATTCATCATCAGATTTTTTATATTTTTTATCATCTGATTTTTTCTCTTTTTTCTCGTATTCTTCTTCTTCGTCATTATAACGTTTACGCTTATCATTAGTATGTTCTTTTTCATACTCATGTTCATCATCAGCACGATTACGCATCATTTTGCGATCGTCACTTTTTTTGTCTTTTTTATTATATTCTTTTTCTTCTTCTTCATCGTTAGATTTTTTATTTTTACGTCTAAAATAACGTTTATCATCCATCTCTTCTTCATCTTTTTCATCATCAGCATGGTGATAATTTTTATTTTGTTTCATTTTATTCATATGCATTAATTCTTCTCTACTCATCTCTTCATCATCCATGTCGCATTCTTCATCTTTCATAACACGACGTTTACTATTACCCATTTCTTTCATATATTTACCTTCAGTATTTATTCCACCAATATGTGAAGTACCTTTATGACTATAAGAAGTTCCACCTTTATCATTTAAAAGCATAACTTGTTCAACTTGACTATCATTGATAGCATTAATTCCAAAAATACCTTTTAAAGTACTTTTAATAAGCTCTTTCATATAATTACCTTTTTTAAATGTTTTATCACTATCTGACAACATAGCTGATCTAACTCTACCTTTTTCTACAAGTGCTAAATGATCTAATTTTAAATCTTTAATTTTAAGATCATAAGCCATATTATTAAATACACCTTTTTCGAATACTGGCGTATAATCATAAGAACATGACAAACAACGCTTACCAAATTGTCCTCGGCTTTTTGTTGCCATTTCTATGTCTTTTAACGCCTTTTTATCCGTAATAAATACTGTATTTTTAACCTTATAGCCATCAATAATAGCGCTTTCACCTGTTGCACCAACTGCATGTTTACGATTGTCTTTTAGACCATTCATCGTATGATGATCGTCTATTAGATCAAGACCATTATATTGTGCTAGTACTTTTTGTATTTCTTCTAAAGGACGATAAACTTTATATATTTGATCTGGTTTTAAATTAGCTTTTTGATAATCTTTTATTTCTTCACCCAGATATTCATTAACTGTAGCTTCTGTTAATATACAATTCTTTATTGCCATCCGATTATCGGTTAGCATTTCACGATCTGAGTCGCTAATTAAATCAAAATCAACTGAATCATAAAGCATATATTACTTTTTTTTACCATATATTTTTTCTAATGTGCCATTAGTATACGCATATTTATTATTAACTTTTTGATTATTATCAGCTTCTTTTTTAAGTTTTTCCCACATATTCTCAATTTTTTCTTCAGATTTACCGCTAATTTTATGTAATTTTTTTATTTCTGCATTAGGCATTCTTATCCCCAATAGAATTTTATGTTATTTTATCACACAATTTGATAATTTTATAAATGTTTGACATATTGTGTTATAATGTGATATAATTGCTTAAATTGGTAAATAATATTTTAGATATGGATATATGCAAATTTTAACAATTAAAGAAGTTTCTAAGTTAGTTAAATTATCTGTTGAAACTATACGCAAATTAAGAAAAATTGGCAAATTTCCTATACCTAAACAAACTATTTGTCGTGGTAAATTATTGTGGTTATTAACTGATATTGAAGATTGGATAAAAAATAATGTTTAAAAATGAAAAACTTAAAGAATTTAATTTAACTGCTATGCAAATTAAATTAATTGTTGATAATATAAATATTTTATCAAAAATTAATATTAAATATTTTGATATTAATAATAGCATTATATTAGATAAATTTTATAAAAGATGTTATGAAGTTAATAATCAAATACTTCAAGAAATTTATAAAGTTACTGGCGATAAAAATCAAGAATTAATTAATATTTCTGATGAACATAAAGAATTATTACAAGAATTTATTAAAGTTAGATTTGATATAGCCAATGCAAATAAGTTTATTAATGATCATCAAGAATTATTATTATTAGTGCCACAAATTGAGGTTAATAATCAAGAAATTAGTAAATTATATGATGATATATCTAACAAAATATATACAATACAGTCTAATTTAGATACAAAAAAATTAAAACAATCATTAGAAAATAGTGAATTAACTTTACAAGAAATTAACCCACTATTATTTTTATTTGATAATTAATTATTTTTAGGTTTAATTTCAGTTTTCATACCGGATGCACCAGCAGCTCCGGTATTTTCACTTTTATTATTCATGGGTTTTTCTTCTGCAAATCCTTTGGGGTAATCAGATTCTTTAATTTCTAAATTATCCCAACCACTTTTTTTATCACTTTGTAATTTTTTAGCAGCCTGTAATGGAATTACAATACCTGCAGAAACAAGATTTGCTATTTCTTGTGCGCCTTTAAGCTTAATTTCCGCTGTTTCTAATTCATTTGCCGCACCTAATGGATTCCATTCGAACGTAATATCAGGCATTAATTCACCAAAACAGTCTAATTGACCTAACTGTAATACTGTGTGCATATGATCATCAGCCATATTAGCTTGATCTTGTCTAATTGTATCATGATAACTATTTGTCTCAAATTCTCCAGTAGGATTCATCCCAGGTAAAGAGTTTTGAAATAATTTAGTCACAGGTATACGAGCTAAACTAGATAAATAAAGCATATTTAAATTCTGAGGTTCAGCTACTCCATTCAAATTAATCTGAATATTTTCAAATTCTTCTGCAGTTTTCTCAATCGCAACAACATTATTACTAGTAGCTATCTGATTAAACATAGCAATGCGAGTACCAAGATTCTGTCCAGCACTAATTAAGTTATCTGAACTATTTAATAACTGCTCAATACCAGTTTTTAATACAAAATGATTATATTTACCTATTAATTTATTAATATTATTTCTAGCCTGCTCAAATCCCATTAGATAAGGTAATAATTCTTGCGTCAAAGGTTGGCCATTAAACATATAAGTTGGTTTTAAAATATCAGGTACCTCTTTATACTTAAAATGCATTAACCGCGTAGCATGTGTTAATCTACCCAATAGAGTATATTTTTGTGGCTTATAAAAATCAGATCTCAATGGATCCATAGATTGCCAATTTACCGCTGTATACCATGTTGGCTCAATTAGTACTAGATCATTTATACTACCTTTGCCAATTTGTAAATTATCAATTAATAATGGATTTTCTCGTTCTGTTCTTAGACTTGATGAAGTATCTAGATCATGGCTATTATCATCATCACCTTTAATACTGATATAAACAATACAACCACCAAACTTAAATGCTTTATCTAGCGCATTTTTAAAAAGTTCTCTAATTTTACGCTTTTTAAACCAATCCTCAAGTATTTTAATTTCTTTAGTTCTATCCTTATCACCATTGCTAACAATTCTAATCCATTTACTAACTATCTCATGAGCCCTAATTTGACAAATATTGCTTAAAATAGGATTTTGCGATATTAGTGCTAATTCTCCATAACCAATAAAAAAGTTATTAATTACTAATGAATTTAAACTATTAAAGAAACTGTTTGAAGGAATTGACATAGGTTGATTACCGTATGGATTATAATCAACATCATTAAAAGTATAACGTTCATCTTTTCGCATAACAGAATCATAAATAGCACTAGCTTTCATCATTTTAGTAGTATATTTACCGCTCTCAATTGTTGTATGCATTGCATGTGGTTCACGTAATTGAACTTTAATATTCCCATTTAATGGATTAAAACCATCATTTGATTTATTCTCTGTTTTTACTGCATTTGATACAGCATGCCAAAATTGGGTCATTTCTTCAGCAGTATATTTTTTTTCTTTAGTTTCTGTATTTTTAATAACTTTTTTAGCTGACATAATTTAAACCTTTAAAATAATTTTGCATAGCTTGAATAGAAATTCCTTTACGTACTGCTTGTATTTCATTACAAAGAGCATATCTTATAGCATCCCACAAATGATTATTAGCATCTATTATATCAGTTGTGATATTTCCTGTGTTTTTATCTGTTTTATAACGATAATTATATGCTTCATAAATCATATTAGTACACGATGGATTAATAATTATATTTTTACCTAATAAATATTCAATACCTGACTCTATACTTCCTTTACCCTTTTCAGCGCCTTCAATTGATAAACCCAACTGTTCTAATTCAGCTATTGTATCAGGTCGACTATTATCTCCATACCATTTTTTATTTATAGATTCTGGTAACTCTTTTTTAATTTTATAAATATATTTACTAGGCAATAGTTTAGTTTCATATATTTCTCTATGTATATATATTGTGTCTTTATCTAAAAAGCATAATTCAACAAAAGCTGCCGGATCAACGCTAAAACCAAAATCTATACCATATTTCATATTTATACGTTGGTTTTCAATATGCCAATATCCTCCTTGGGATAAATATTTAATTGGTATATTTTCTACTTTAAAATGACCTTTAAAAATTACATCTTCGGTCATATCAAGAACTTTACCTAAATAAATATGCTCAAATTTAGCATAATTATTTATGCGCAATGTTTCTATCTCATTAAGTATAGTTTCAGAATTAAAAGGATTATCTGGGTAATTAATTTCAATACGTAATTCATTATCTTTTTGTGGAGTTTCAATAAATCTTTGATATGTTGCAGATTGACGTTCACGTGGGTTAAAACATATAATTATTTCGGAATTAGCAGATCTAATAGATGGAATTAATATATCCCACAAATGTTCATCAATAGTTTCTGCTTCTTCAACAAAACAAATATCAATATTGGGAATTGATTTAATTTGCATTATATCACGAGCTAAACCTTTAAATATAAACTCACTACCATTACTGGATAAAATGCGGTCATGTTTAACATCAAAGAATTTAGGAGATAAATTATATGTATATATAAAATCTTTAAGTTCAGCATAAGTACTAGTTGCAATTGATGATTGAAATTCACGTGTGCATAATATTTTACATTTACCTTGCATTGCACGAGTAATTAAATATCTAATAGCAGTAGCAGTTTTACCACTTGATCTACCACCATATAGTATTTTATATCTATATGGTTGCCAAATATATAATAACTTCTCCGGAACTTCTATATTAAGATTCATTAATACAAGCCCAAATTAAGCTAATTACCCAGCCAAAAAAAGTCCATCCTAAAAATAAATTACATAATAAAATTGCATTTCTATTATTATGATGTTTAGTTTCAGCAATAAAAGACGGCAAAAAATATAAACAAAATAATATTGCTAATAACATTATTTTTTACCACTAATATTAATTATAACTTTTTGATCATCAATCACATCATCATTATTAGTATTAACGTTGTTTTGTATCGCAACTTGTGCTGATGTTAAACCCAAAGCTTTGTTATTTTCTGCAAAAAATGGTGCTAGATCAGATAAAAAACGTGTAGTACGTTCATAATTAGCAGAACCATCTCCCTTTAAAGAACTTGTATATAAACCGTCTTTATGATGATCTAAAATTTCAGATACTTGAGATACCGATTTTTCTATTACTTTAGCAAATTTTGCCTGTAAAGATGCAATATTAGCTTTATAAAGCGACATCATTGCTATATCTTTATCTGCTTGTTCTATTTGGGATGGCAGTAAAGTTTCATGAATTCTTTGTTGTAATTGTTGGGCTTTTGGATTAGTTTTTATTACTTCATCCACTTCGGTTTTTAAAAGGTTTGCAAGTTCATCATAACTTTGAACTAGCATTTTTGGTGCTATCCAACCTTCTTTTTTAGCTTTTCTTAAAATTTGGGTATGGCATATATCATATTTTTTTGACATATCATAATAATGCATTCCTGACACATAGTCGGCGCGTATTGCATCCCAATCGTTTCGGGGTTTAGTTGATTTGCTCATAATTCCTCTTTGACAAGCTTTGACAAGAATTAGTGATTATAGCATGTTTTTTGACAAGTTTGGAAGATTTTACATGTTTTTTGACAAGTTAATTTGTCAATTGTGACAAGTTACATGAAAAATAATATCATTTGAAGATCTATATTTTCTACGTTGAGCGGTATCAAAGATTAGCTTAAAAATATTTAATATCATATAAAAAGTTGCACAATTTCTCATGCAACTATAAATAAATTACTTCACTACATTTAAAATGTTGTAAATCTCATCTTTTTTAGTTTGATCTAATGCATTAAACTTAGCAACTAAGTCATTAATAGTCATGCAAAGTAAATCTTTTTTATCTGCATCAAAATGAGTGTGGAATTGATTTTGAATTGTATCTGACATAATCATGCTCCTCAAAAAAGTTATTATATATATTTTATTAACATATATATTATATCATATTTTGGGCTAGATAAAGTGAATATTTTTTCTAAAAAGTGCGGGTGGAATTTTTTTTTAACCCTCGGTTGTTAGAGGATTTTTAGAATATGGAGGATGGAGCATTAGAGCAATACCCCCCTACCCCCCAACAATGTAGCTGTTAGATGATAGAAGTTTACCTTCGGCGTCTTCGGATTCCCGTCATATATCGGACATCGCATCGTCGCTTATCTCTTCACTTGTTTTATATCGCATCCGAGACACAGTTAAACTGCATTTACCCCACGATAACAATATTATAACATATTTTATTTATATGTGCAATAAAAATCCCCACATAATAAAATGCAGGGGTTTCTATATATAAAAATAATTTAACACCAAAATATTAACATAAATATTATTTTATTGTCAAATAAATTATTAGTAAATCAATTATTTATAAAATAGTTGAAAATAAATGCAAATAATACTTGACGTACTCATAGTGAGTACGGTATAATATCGATATAAAGTAAGAAAAGGGTTCTTGCTAAAAACCAAAAGGATAAAAACCATGAAAACAAAATATAACTACAATGCAAATAATATTATCTATAACAAAACTTTTACAAATAATTATCATCCACTCAATTTAAGTTTATATGATAATGTAGAAATAAAAGTTACTCAACATAATTTAATTATTAAAGATTTTAAAAATAATATGAGAATAATTATTAAATTATCTAATTTTGTAAAAGAAAATTTAAATATGTTTTTTTCAACTTATTTAATTGATTTATCAGCTGAACCTAATCATGAAAAAACTTTTAAAATTAACTTAATTAAAAATATTATGCATTTTGGTTTTAACCAATCGTCTTATGTGATGGATTATGCAGGTTAATAAATATATATATATTAATAAATAACATTAATTTGATATAAAAGGGTATAAAAAATGAATACATTAAATAATATCATTACTAATAGTTCATTGCTTAATCACGAAAAACACAAATTGCGTAATTGTTTAGAAAATCATCTTAGCGAGTTTGTAAATCATAAAAATTATATTAAAATTGCAGATAAATTATATTTTGATCATTCTATTCCAACACAACTATTCAGTACTGCAACTTCAATACTTTTTAAATCAGCAATAGGAAAAAATAATAATTAATTATTAAGGAAGAAATATAATGAAAAATAAAATATATAGATCTATAGATAATACAATAAACTTGGAAAACTTGCAAATGGTTCATTTAAAACCAAAAAATATAAAACTTTATTATGAAAATGGAATAAGATATTCTATGGAGTTTCCAACAATTCCAATTTGCGTAAGAGAATATTATAGTTTAGTAGAAGCTTGGGAGAAATATAATGCAGTTAATTCTTAGAAAATTATTTGTAATATTAACTATATCAATATCGACATTCATATTGTTAATGTGTATTGCCGGCTTAATTTCTTTTATATTGTATAAAATTGGTCTTTATGACATTACAGCAATAAAAATGACTTTAATAGCAGCAATTTTCCCAGCAGGAGTAATAAGTGCATTTGTAATGAGTGTTTGTATAGATTATTATAAAAATACTTATATAATATATAGAAAGGAATAATATGAAACAATTAACTCAAATTCAACAAAATAAAATTGCATATGATAAAGCTAATAGAAGTACTATCAAAGTAGCAATAAAAATAAAAAATAAAATAAAGACTTTGAGTATGTTATACGATATATCACAAGCAGAAGTAATACGCAGAGCTCTTGATGCTTATGAAATGCATATTAATATGTTAACAAAAATGGTTGTTGATAATTAATAATGTGTTATAATAATTCATGCATTATTAATTTATTGCATCCCCCAAAAAACGGCTGCTGGACGGTCGTTGGGGGTTTTGAGAGAATATAATTATTGTGTGAACAAGACATTAAAATTGTGTTCTTTCGTATGAACTCCGCGGCTATATGCTTGTTCCATATGGTTTAGCGGAGTTTTTTATTATGAAAGTAAAATTATGAATCAATTATTAAATTTAAATAATGAATTAACAATGTCTAGCATTGAAATTGCAGAACTATGTAATAAAGAGCATAAACATGTAATGCGAGATATAAGAATAATGTTAGAACAATTAAAATTAGATGAGTCCAAATTCGGGTCAACGTATTTTGATATACAAAATCGTGAACAAACATGTTTTAATTTAGATAAAAATATAACTTTATGTCTTGTAGCTGGTTATTCTGCTATCTTAAGAATGAAAATAATTAAACGCTGGCAAGAATTAGAAAATCAGCAAAAACCCAAAATTCCACAAACTTATTTAGAAGCATTAAAAGAATTAGTAATTGTTACCGAAGAAAAAGAACGTTTGCAATCACTTAATAATGCGCTAACTCATGTTCATAAAACTTACACAGCTTCAGAGATTGCTAAAGAATGTGGCCTTAAATCAGCTAAAGCATTAAATAAAATATTACATGAAAAAGGAATTCAATATAAAAATAATAGTACTTGGTTACCATATTCCAAATATTCAAATTTAGGTTTATATGATATCAAACAAGGAATTGCAGAAAATGGACATGTATATTATAATTCACAATTTAGCCAAAAAGGTAGACAATTTATTTTAGCATTATTAGGAATAATATAATATAAACCCTCGGAAAAGGATGCAACCGAGGGTTTGAGGGATAAAATCATGAACTATTAAGATAAATTACCATCTTAATATAAAATTATAACATAATAAATATTAAATGTCAAATATATTAATGATAATTGTTAAATGTAATTTGATAATTATATATAATAAAAATGGCCACCCGGAGGTAGCCACTTTGGAACTTACGAATGAATGATCAGAGCCGTATGTATGAAGTAAATTATTAACATATCTAACAATAACACGTATCAAATACTTTCTTTGCTTATGTACTCCGATATTATAACATAGTGAATTTTAATTATGCAAATATTTTTAATATTTTTTTAAAAAACTTTTATTTTATATATATGGGTATTATGATAAATACATTTAAAACATTTAACCCTTATCGTTTGATATGAATTTTCAATTATATTATGAGTTACATATAACTCGTTAAGTATATTT